CGACATTATGCCGATTCGCCTCCGAAGAGGTATATTCGTCGTTTTACAACGAAAGGTCATTGAAGAATGACCACACGCTGGTGCCCGCCCCTCCCGACAATTGGAAGGGCTGGGCCCCGCATCGTAGTGCTGCAAAGCAGTACAATCATCCAAAGATTGGATGAATACTACGGAGAATTCCGTAGTGTTTGCGACTTTTTCGAAAGACGCATTTCACCGGAATGGCAATTCCGGTGCCTGAGGGTCCGCGGACCCCCAGAATATCTGTCGAATTTTCATCCGGCAGACCAGCAGAGTTTACTGCTGAGAAGTCTTTATTTTAAGGCTTCAGCCGCACTTCGTGGGAAGATGCGTAGGCGACTAGATGCTGGTCACCTTAACCAGGTTCGTGCCTGGTTCCAGACTGCCGATGCGGCAGTCCTCCCACTGTTAATATGCAGTGAGAGACACACTCCCCTCTTAGAGGCGGAGGTGGATTGTCTAACCAATTGGGTGTTAGAGAATTGCGCGCATAACTATGCGCGTTTTCAGAGTGAATGGAAAGCTCTGAAGAAGCGTATGAGAAAATCATACGCACTCCACGGTCACTTAGATGACGTGGAATGTCCGGGGTTCATGACTCCGTACCTCCGTGCAGCACGCACGGCGCTCAATAGTTTCCCTATTGAGGGCCCTAGTGATCTAGGGCGATTTGTGTTGCTATGGTGTCAAACACGAGCAACAGGAATGGCGGATCGATCCATGATCGACGCAAGCTATAAGAAATTTATAGCAACAGTTTCAGAGCCGGGTCAGGCGGTGAAACTAGATCCTTCCATATTAGGAAAGATTACCGAACCCTGTAAAAGGGTCGATGGTACCACGGCCAAAGTGTCATGTGGTACAACCTCGTGTCTAGAAAGCACGAGGGCGGCAGGCGGTAAAACCGCCTTCCTCTCTCACCTTGCTAAGGTTAATAGCGTGAGAGAAGAGTACGACTTCCGTACTCTCGCCTCGGTAAAGGTAAAACCGAGACCTGTGAGATCCGCAAAGGATCTCGTAAATTGGGCAATATATAATGTATTGCACCATCCAACCTACACATCATGTGTACGGTTACACGGTGTGTCAGAGCCTTCTAAGGCCAGGACAATCACCGTTGCACCTTATGCTTATCAGGTGCTGATGGGGGTATTTGCCCACATCTTCCAGCCTAGTTTAACTTCTAGGCAGATAAAGTCTGGCTTAAAAGCAGACCGACATCTGTGGAGATTCCTAACAGATGTACTCAACCCACAAAATACAGAGTGGGGTGATCTCATAGGCAAACATGTCTATGCACTTTCGACCGACCTGTCGGAAGCTACAGATTTTGGCAACAGAGATGTTGCACGTCAAATCTGGCACGCCCTGATAGAAAGGGCGGAAAACCCAGAGTTTCCTCTGGGCTTGGCACTACTCGCGAAGAGTAAGTACTGTGGTAAACGGTTTGCGTTTGTACCACATGAGCTGGGTTACCAGCTCGTCACCATGCAGCGTGGCTGGATGATGGGTGATATGATGACAAAAATCATACTCACACTCGCACATCAATATTGTTGCGAGAAGTCAGGCCTAAGGGTGTATACCCTGGTAGGCGATGACGAGATCGCTCTAGAGAACGATCCGGATAAGTTGAATAACCACTTATCCACCTTGGAGACTATCTTCAAGGTTTCCGAACTAGATACATATGTATCCGATCGGTTGGCCTTCTATTGTGAAGAAGGCTCTCTAGTACCTCAAAGTGTACTGGATGTCCCCCATGTTAGAATGAGAAGGGGACAGGAGCTGGATTACTTGGATTACCCAAGGATCCGGCTCCTACTACCTCAGCCATCCGAGGTAGATGCCTACTCTATGTCGAACATAGGTAGGTTTAGTCTCTTAGGAAAAGAGACTAGGTGGGTTGCCAACAGCAACCCACGTGCTAAACGCCTGTTTGACCAGGCGGCACTCCTGCAACACATACTTGTACCGCAGGAACCGGACACTATAAGTCCGTACACCCCAATAGAAATTGGAGGTGATGGTGCTTACCCTATTGATGGTAAACACATGTTACGAGTCATAGAAAATAAGTCTCGTAACCCCCGGGAAACAAAATACCGGTTAGCAGCCTTACTTAATGGTAGATTTGGCTACAAGTTTGTGCGATCAGGACGCACAGACAAGGTGGTGCATAAGCACCATCTATTCCTTCCAAAAATAGAAGGGATGAAGGACTTGTTACCGCCTGAGGCGGTAATAGTCCCTCGTGATCAGAACCAAAGGACACTGATCAACTCACTGAAGATAGACATGTTCAGTGACCCGCAATCCGTCTTCTTCGAGATTGCAAAGGGACTGTATTATCAGTCCCTACTCCGTGGGGAAACACCAGTGGAGCCGAGCTTCTCTATAGATAGGAAGTTCTCTGAGGGTAGGACAGAAGACCCTCAGCTAGACTATGACTTGTTTATTCAGACATGGTCTAATCCTGGATTCAAGTTCCAGAATGATTGGGGATACGTAGTCGATAAGACAAAAATCCCACATCTGAACCCAATGAACTTGGGGTTCAATTGGTCCTCCTACGTGCCGGAGAAGACCAAACTCAAAGGATACTTTGAGGACTGGCTAAGAGACAACAGTGATCTGTTGACGGAATCAGTGCCAGATCTTCTCAAATTAATAAGAGAAGACAAACCACTACCTGATAGGGTGGTTAAACGACTCAATCTATTTATGGAGTCGGACTCTTACTTGCTACACATTCTTGATAAAGAATGGGCAAATAAGACTGAGGTCGGTGTTGTTACACGTGACCAAAGACTTTCTCTACTGATAAAGAGAAAGTTGGATGCATGGAATACATCCATACCACACCGTGTGATCTGTGTGGATCCTGCCTTATACATGATAGGCAGAGCCTTTGAGAAAATCCCAGAGGACACGCCGCTCCTTGAAGACCCAGGAGCGATGCTTCACGTGGACTACTTAGAGTTCAGTGATGGATTTCCCCACGATGAGGAAATCTGGGACCGAGAAATCTCGATCCGGACAACTGCGCGAGGCGCAGTTATCATGGTAGCAACCTAATGCTACTTGTGTCACATTTGATCTGTGATAGATATATGACGATTCGGGGCTTAGCCCG